GCGCTGATCTTGTTGGCGTCGAGCGCGGCCCCGGCGCGGCGCTCAAGCGCTTCATATTGCTGGCGGGCGCGGGCGGCGGAATCCGTGGCCGCAGCCAGCTTCAGATAGGTCTGGTTCTGAGTGGTGAGCGCGTCCTCCAGCCGGCCGGCGGTCTTGCCGGCGGAATCGAAAGCCTGACGCAGCTGGTCCAGATTGCGCTGGGCCTGCTGCGTTCGGATATCGATCTCTGTGACCGGGTTATTCGCCATGCGGGATTAAGCCTCGTTCAGTTGGAGGGTTTCGAGATCGCGCAGGAGCCGCCATTCGAGCGGCGTGGGGGAATTCCCGGTCAGATCGGACCAGGCTTTGAGATCGGCCCAGGGCAGGCGGGCCGGAACCGGGATCTGCATCGCCCCGCCCGGCCCGGAGGCCGTGACCATGCCGAACTGCCGGCCCGCGCCAAGCTCCCGGTGCCAGTCCCAGAGATGGGCCGCCGCCGGGGGGCAAGGCGGAAGAGTGAGCTGGGGCGGGCGGCGCTTGGTCTGTTCTTCGACGCTGATCAGATGCTCTCGGAGGGAGCGGCCGTCGGACTGGCGCTTGTCGAGCTGGAAATTCGCTCGGGCGAAGGATCGGAGGTCTTCGGTGATTTCGGCAAAAAATCCTGGGTTCTTCCCAAGGCGGCCTGGATCTGGTCGCGGGCGAAGCCGAAGGCGGATTCCTTGAAGATCCTGAGCTTGTTTTCGTCGGTCGCCTTGAAATCAGCGCCTTCGAACTGGACCGGGGACCAGCCGATCACGCGGGCGGCGGACCAGCCGGCGAAGAAGGCCGAACTGGCTTCGGCGTCTTCCTCATAGGGCTGGCCGGCGGCCTTGGCCGCCGCTTCGGCGCGCTCAAGCCCGGCGCGGAAGCGGCGCAGCTCGGCGTTCAGGAGATCTTGCTTGGGGTGCCCAGGGCCCATCAGATTGACGGTCCAGCCGCTGTCGCTGCCATCTGGCAGCTTGATCATCAGCGGGAGGGAGGCGAGATAGGTGATGCGGGAGAGGTCGAATTTTGACACTGAAAAGCCTTTCGGTTGGTCTGGCGGGGCTCTGTCGGGGCTCGTCAGCCTTGCTGACGAACCCGACAAGCGCGCCCTAGCGGGGCTTGTGACGACGCGAAGCGGCGGAACAAACACGCGCAAGGCGCGCCCGGTGGGAGGTGGAGACAGGCGCCCGCAAACGCGACGAGGTGGGGATTGGCGAGCCGGCCCTTCGACAGGCTCAGGGTGAGGAAAAGGAAACAGGCGCCTTGCGCAGGTTTTGGCGCTTTGCGTCAAAGCCCTGCTAGGGCTCGGGGCGCGCGTTTGAGCCCTGCGGGCTCAAGCCGCGCTAGGGCTCGGGGCGCAGGTTTTGGCGCAAAGCGCCAAAGCCCTGCTAGGGTATCTCAGTATCCTGGAAGGCGATGGTGGTGAGGTCGGTGGCCGTGCCGGCGCCGCCGGCGGCGTTCAGGATCGCCTGGAAAGTGTAGTTGCGGATAATGCCTTGCTGGCCATCGGTCTTGTCGGCCTGGCCCAGCTTCAGATTGTCGATCTTGAAGGCGAAGCAGGGGGAATTCGCCGCCGTGGAGCCGGTCAGGTAGCTTTGCAGGGCGATGTTGCTTTCATTGATGAAGGCGTCGCGCAAGGCTCCGTCCTCGAAATAGGCGGAAAAGCTGCCAGTGACGATCTTGCGGCCGGGGAACAGATCCGGGGTGATGTTGGAGCCCACGACCTGGGCGTTGGTGAGGCCGGTCTCCAAGGTCATTTGCAGGCTGGTGACGGTGGCGACGTCGACGCCGCCGACGCGCAGGCGGCCGTTGGGCGCGGCCAGCACGCCGGCCGTGCCCGCCGCCGTGGGGGTGGTGTAATAGGCGGCGCCGGCCGTGACCATGTCATAGCCGAGGAAGCCGATATCGATCTGGGTGATGCCGTTGGCCTGAAGATTGAGGCCGAGGCGCTGGACCGAACAGCCGCCGAACTGTTCGGACAGCAACGTATCCGGGTGCCACTCCTCGATCCAGAAGCTGTCGTCGGTATGGCCGGTCTGCGGGATCAGCAGCTTGCGGCCGGTGACCGAGACCGTGACGCTGTCGCCGGAGGCCTTGGCGGCGAAGGGGGCCGGGGCGCCTTGCAGATCGGCGATCGTCATCACCGTGGGGGTGAGGGTGAGGATGCGGCCGTTCTTGGCGTTGTTGGCCGTGCCGGTGGTGGTCCAGCCGCTCTGTCTGACGATATCCCCGACCTTGTGGCCGTCGGTGAGGAAGGAGCCGGCGGCGCGGGTGAGAGTGAGGATATTGCCGGAGACGGTGGCTGCGATGGTGGTCAGAGCGCCGGTGGTCGCGCCGGTCGCCCAGGCCGCGCCGCAGGCGGCGGCGAAGAAATCGGCGTAGCTGTTGGGCGCCAGCTCGCCCCGGATCGAGCCTTCGACCGAGCGGGCGCCATGCCGGAAATCCGCGAGCTGGTAATCCGTGCGGATCTCTTCGGACTGGTAGGCCTGCTTGCGCAGCGAGAAGCTGGATTCGACGCGGCGAACGACCTGCGCGCCGGTCGCGCCGGGCGCGGTGTTCGGGGTTCCCGCCGTCTCCTTCTTGAAGGCGAGGCGCTTGTTTACGCCGATAGCAATGGGCATGGGGTTCTTCTCCTATCCTACGAAATCATGACGGAAATCGACCACCACAGAGCGGCCGAACCAGGCGCCTTCCATCGCGTCGGACGGAAGCGGATCGATGCGCGGCTCGCCGTCGCAATTCACCTGACCGACGGCTGCGGCGAAGCTGGTGACGCGAAACAGATCGGCAAGCTGCTGGCAGGTGGCGTTCAAGGCCGCGTCGCCGTCGCCATCCGGGACCAGCACGTGAACCGCGAAGCTGGCGAATTCGCGATGGAGATGCGAGCCGGTCGCGGCGATGCCCGCCGTGACCGGGGACGAGCCCAGAAAATCGAAGACGAAGAACATGGTCGGCGGTTTCGGGACCTGGAAGCGCTTGCCCGGCCAGCGGATCGGCATGGCGGGATAAGCCGTCGTGATCCGGTTGCGAATGGCGGTGAGCGCGTCCGGCAGGGGCATTACTGAAAGCTCCAGCGTTGCGTGACCGACAGCGCCGGGTAGTTGATCGCGGATCCCCTGGGGGAATCCTTGCGCGCGACGATCCGGCCGCCGGACATCACCCGAGTGGAGGCGTTTTTCAGGCGGTAGTTGCGGCCGACGCCGGGGGGAAGCTGGATGAAGCGGACCGTGATCAGAAAAGCCCTGGTTCCGAACCTGGCTTTCGCCGCGTTGCTGACCCGATCGACGATGCCGGGCGGGACCGACAGGGCCTTCGCGCCGCGCAGTTGGATCTTGCGGGCGTAAGGCACGGGGTTGACGATGGTCAGCTCCGCGTCGGGATCGATCGCATCGCCGCGCCAGATCTGGCCGCCGACCAGGGCCAGCCAGGCGGCGCGGTAATTGCCGGAGCGCGCAGGCGAGAAGCCGCGCGCGGCCTGCAGGGCGAACTGGGCCACCTCCGCCAGGCGTGAGATGCGAAACAGGATCACGCCCGGAACATCGACCGATTCCAGCGGCGCGCCCCGGCGGCGATCCACGAAGGTCTGAACTTCCGGATCTTCCGGCGCAAGCCCGGCGTCTTCCTTCAGCCGAGCGCGGGCGGCGGCGACATGGGCGGCGCGGGTCTGCGCTTCTGCGCCCTGCATCGCGACCTGATACTGCCGCGCGAAGCCTTGGGATAGACGCATCAGCCCGCCAGATCCACGACATAGGCCAAGAGCTGGCCCTGGGCGCGGAGACGGGCGTCGTCGACGCCGGTGATCTTGTAGACCTGGCCGAAGATGGTGAGCTTGTCGCCGGGGACCGGGGCGACCGTGAGATCGGCGGCCAGGAGTCTGGCCTCGACCGCGCCTTCGACCACGTCATCGACGATTTCGCCCTTCTTCGCCCCGCGCAGCACGGCGCGGACCTGCGCTGTGACGGGCTGGTCGTTCACGTCATAGCGGGTATGCGTGGCCAGGGCCGCGCGGGCGGCGAAGGCGCGGGCGTAACTTGCGATCGGGTTCATCACGGCCTGGCGTAGCTGCGGAAGCGCTCAAGCTTGGCTTTCAGGTCATAAAGCGAACCGCTGTCGGCGACGCCGCCGACCCAGTAATCGAATTTGTAGACGTCCGGGGCCTCTTCCGACTTGATCAGCGGGTCGCGGCTGCGGCCGGACCAGCGCGCCTTGACCAGGGTCAGGCAGGCGTCGCGCAGCGCCGCCGGGGCGGAGGCCGGCAGGGCGTATCCGGCCTGATAGACGACTGTCACCTTGGCGGCGGTCCAGGCGGCGGGCCGATCGCCGGACAGCCGGCGCAGCAGGCCCGGCTCCGGCTGGGCCTCAAAGAGATCGGAGGTCAGCAGCTCGCCGTCCTCCGTGACCGAAGTGACCGAGGCCAGCGGGAAGCGGGCGAGCTGCAAGGCCGGGGCCGGACGCTCCAGGCGGAAGGTCTGGCTGATCGTCTCCTGGCCGAAGCTGCGGCCGCAATAAGCGGCGATCACCGCGCTTGCCTCGGTGATTTTCTCCTGCAGCCACGCGTCATCCGCAGTTCCGGCGATCTGCAGCTCGGTCTTCAGGCTCGCAAGCGACGCCAGATCCTGCGAAGAGGCTGGCGTCGTCACGGTGACGGTGGCGTAGGACATCACTTCTTCTTGGCGGCCGGCGGGGCGGCCGGGGCTTCAGGCGGGGGGGCGGGCGGATCGCAATCCGGGCAATCCGGTTGATCGCAGGCTTCGCAAGGCGGAGGATCGCAGGCTTCAGCCAAGCCGTCGCGGATCAGGATGGCGGCGAGATCGTCGCTGACGTCGATCGGTTGGTCCTGGATCAGGGCGGTCGGGTTGGACGCGCCGTTTTCCCAGGCCGAAGTGGTGGTGAGGGGTTTGAGCCACATGAGCGGGTCTCCAGATGAAGAAGAGGAAAAAAAGGGCGATCCTTTCGCCACTTCCTGCGGCGCGGCGGGCCGCTCTGCAGGAAGTGGCTGTCGGGTCGCAGCGCGCGTTTGCGGGTTTCACCCGCAAGCCGCGCTAGGGCACCGGCTGGATGGTGGCGGGGTTGCCGCGGACGATCGCGGCGGAGCTGGTCGCGCCGGTGGTCGCGGTGGCGACCGTCATCGTCACGCGGATGAAGCGGCGGGAGCCGCTATAGCCGACGCGCTGGACCGTGTTGTTGCCGGCGGCGGAGGTGACCGCCGAGAAGCTGCCGATCAGATCGGCGGCGGCGACGGCGGTGAAGGTGGTGCCGTCGTTGGATTCCTCAAGCGAGGGGGTATGCGTGCCGTCGGTCCAGGTCCCGAAATGGACCACGGCCATCGCGCCTTCGAAGCCGCGCAGATCGACGGAAACGCCGTTGGCGGTGGCGGCGCGCGCGGCCGGCGCCAGAGTGTGGACCGCATCCATATTGGAGCGGAGATCGCGGTAAGCCATGACAGGGCTCCTTCAGAGCGGAGAGGGGGAAAGAGGCGCGTTCGGGGCTTTCGCCCACGAGCCGCGCCTGAAGCTGACGTGATCGCCTCCGCGCGTTTCGCTTGCGATCGTTCGCCTGTGGCGAGCCGACGCAGGCAAAGCCGCGCTAGGGCTCAGGCGGCGCGTTTGCGGGCTTACGCCCGCGAGCCGCGCCTGGGATCAACCAAAGCGCATGAACTTCACGCATTCGAACTGGACCACGTCGCCGCCGACGCGCTTGATCGAGTAGAAGCGGACGAAGGGCTTGTTCGTCACATTGTCGCGGATGGTGCGCACGCCGATGCGATCGACGATGGTGTAGCAGCGCGCGAAATCGCCGAAGGCCATGCTGAGCGAGTTAGCGGCGAGCGCCGGCATATCCTCCGCGTAGAACACCGGGTAGCCCAGCAGCGTTTCCGGCACGCCGGCCTGCAGCGAGGGCTGCCAGAGATACTGGTTGGTGGTGTCCTTGAACTTGCGCACCAGCTGCATGACCGAGCGGCGGGTGAGGAAGCGAGCGTTGGTGAGATATTCCGACTTGACCGCTTGGACCAGATCGAACAGGCGATCAGCCGGCGCGGTGGCCGGGAAATTGGAGGACACGCCGGTCGCGATATGCTCAAACGTGCCCCAGGCGCGGGTATCGTCCGCCGTGGCCGCCGTCGGGTAGGTGGTGATGCCGCGCGGCTGAGTGACGCCGTCGCCGGTGATGAAGGCGGTGTTTTCCAGCCGGGCGAAGCGGTCGGCGACCTTCTCCGCCAGCCAGGCTTCGACGTCGATCGAGCTGTCGTCCAGCATCTTCTGCGTCGCGTCCGGCTGGGCGAACATCTCGCGGGTGGGAATGCGCCACTGGCCAAGCGCCGGCGTGCCGGTGACCGGGCGGGCCGCCGTCTCGCCGACCCAGCCGGCGCTGGCCTGATCGGTGTCGCGCAGGCCTTCCAGCGCATCGGTGCCGATGGTCTGGACGGTGCAAATCTGGCGCATCGGCGAGGTTTCGAACACGCGGGTGACGATCGCGCCAGTGCGATCGGGCGTGACCAGATAGCCGCCGTCCGGATCGGCGCCGACCGCGAGGGTCTTGCGCTCCGAATCGCTGAAATGCTCATTGCCGTTGCGCAGAAACTGGTTGAGGACGGTCTTGTAAGCGCGATACCCATCCGCATCGAACTGTTCGGCGCGGCCGTTTCGGGTCGCCGCGATGGTATGGTTCATCGCCTTCAGCTCGGCCGCGAACTTGTCGTCGCCTTCGCCGCCCGAGAAGGACTGGCGCGCCAGCTTCTTCTCCAGATCCTCCAGATGCTTGTCAGCCTTGGATTTGGCGTCAGTCAGCTGATCGAGGCGATCGTTCAGCTTCTGGATTTTCTGCGTGGTCAACGGATCAGGCTGGCCGGCCTTCTTGATCTGGGCCAGCTCTTCTTCCACCGATTTCTTGAAGGCCTCATGCGTGGTGCCGAGGTCTTCGATGATCTTCTTGATTTCGCCGTCGAGGGGCATGGGGTCAACCTTTCATGCGGGTTAGCAGGCCGCGCAGGGCGGCGAGGGTTTCTTCGGAGTCGGGGTCGGATGGATCCGGGGTCAGCGCGTCCCGCGCCTCGCCCCTGATCGCGTCCAGAGCCTTGAAGCCGCCGGCCAGCAGGGCCTTGGCTTCGCGATCGGACAGAGGAGGGAGCGTCCCGCTCTCCAGCGCCCGTTCGAATTCGCGGATGGTGAAGCCGGCTGCGGCGGATTTGATGGTCGCGACCTGCGCCTGCGCCAGCATGGGATCATCGACGATCGAGATCTCGATCAGATCGATCTGCTTCAGCGTGCGGCGCGGCTCGCCCGGCTTCTTGCCGTAATCCACCTTCTTGGCGCGGTAGCCGATCGAGAGGCCGCGCATCGCCCCGCCCTTGACCAGCTCGTAGCGATAGGCCCCGGCGTCGGTGTTCAGGCCCAGCAATTCGCCGGAGACGGAGAGGCCTTTCGCATCTTCCGTGATCGACCGCCAGACGCCGACCGGCAGCGGATCGGAGCCCGCCATCGCGCCGTGGTTCAGATACATCGGCACGGCGTAGCCGCGCGCCTTCATGGCCGCCAGGCTTTGCGTGAACGCGCCGGGGGCGACCATGTCGCCGCCCTGGTCGATCACGCCGAACAGCGAGGCGTAGCCTTCGAAAGAGCCGGGCGCGGCTTCGGGCCCGGCGAGCTTCAGCTCGACGGGGATGGCGAGACGGTCATGCATGGGCGACCCCTTATGCGGGAGGCGTGAGGGCGGGCGGCGTGGCAGGGGGCGGATTGCCGAGAACCATGTTCAAGGGCGACAGGATTTCATCCAGCCCGTCGATCGGGTTCATGTCCTCAAAGGCGCGGACTTCGTTGCGGGTCAGCCAGCCATCGGTGATTCCGCGCTGGTAGAACGCCGCCCGGCTGGCCGGATCGCCGCGCAGCCGGGCCTGGAACATGATCTTGGGGTAGAGGCCGCCCTCCAGCTCGTCCATGGTCAGCAGGCTGCGGGCGACGCGCTGTTCGACGCGGGCGCCCCAGGGAACCAGATCATGGGTTTCATGGGCGAGGAACATCTGCTCCGCGCTGGCGTAAGTGGCGGCCTTGTCGTTATGGCCGACCATGATCGGCATGCAGCGGAGCGCGCGGCAGATCTCCTCGATCTGGAAAGCGCGGGTGGCCAGATGTTCGGCGTCGACGCCGGTCATGCTGAAAGCCTGGAACTTGGCGGCGCGATCGAGCACCAGCGGGCGGTGGGCCTGGGCGAGGCCGATATGCTTTTCAATCGCGGCGGAGAGCTGTTCATACTGCTCGGGCGCCAGGATGCCATCGACCGACCAGGCGCCGGAGGTCTGCAGCCCGTTGGAATGCAGCCGGGCGTGCTGCTCTTCTGTGGCCAGCGCCAGCCCCAGGGCTTCGCGCGCCAGATCCAGCCCGGCGGCGAGGCCGCGATAGCCATCAAGCGACGGACCCAGGATCTTCAGGATATCGGCGTCCTCCACGGTGATTCGGCGATAGCCGCCCTCGGAGCCGACCTGCAGATCGATCTGGTAGTAGACCGACCAGTCATTGCGCCGCTTGACCGTGACCCAGGGCGCGGGCAGCGGCAGCAGCTCGATCACTCTTTGCTGGCTGTCGCGCAGGATCAGGGCGAAACCGCCTTTGCCGAGCACGGCGTTGACCATCAGGAACTCGACGAACTCGAACCAGGTCTGAAAGCCGTTCGGGCCGCGCTTGACCAGGCGGGTGATCGGGTGATCGAGCGCCTCGGTCTTGCTGCGGCCGTCCTGCTGGAAGATCTTGAGCGGCAGTTGGGCGACGCCCTGGGACAGCACGCGGGTGACGCACAAGGCCGTCGTGCATTGCAGGGCGCTTTCCCAGGTGATCGAGACGCCGGAGCGCGACGGGCCGCCGCCGAAGGCGGCGCGCAGAGCGGCCAGCACCTGTTCGTTCAGAGTCGCGGTCTGGCTTTTGCGGGCGAAGGGCCAGAGCCGGGGCCAGAAACCTGCTTTCGCCATCAGGCGGTTTCCCACCAGGATTTCTTCGCCGCGGCGGCGGTGACGCCGGAGAGCGCGGCGCCGACGGCCATGGCGTTGGTGACCAGGCCGTCGATGCGGCCGCGCGAGCGCAGCTTGTCGAAAGCGCGATTGCCCTGCCCGTCTTCGTCGATCGCGGCGTTCATGACGCAAAGGTCGGTGACGCGGGAGGCGTCGATCGTGATCGTGCCGTTCAAGATCGCGTCCTCCAGTTTCGTGACGGAATGCGGCATGACCAGCTGGATTTCCTCCAGCGCCTTGTCGCCGACATTCACGCGCTTGCCCTGGCCGTGGCGCATCATCTTGAGCGCGCCGGCCGGGGCGTAGAGCGCGCTCTCTTCGCCGGTCCAGATCCAATGCTGCAGTTCGACTTCGTGGCAGGCGGCCTGGAATTCTGCGAAGAAGGCGGCGTCGAAGACCAGGGCCTGGACGTCATGTTCGGCGACCAGCCGCTTGACCTGGGCTGCGATGAAGGAATAGCGGATGGTGGGGCCGGGGACGGCGGTGAGCAGGCCCTCGGCGACATATTCCATGTAGGGGGCGAGGTCTTCGCGGGCGCGTTCTTCCAGGCCGTCGCGGGCGGTCCAATACCAGGTCTTGGTGAGCAGATGGCCATTGGAGGAGCCGTCGGCGCGCTGCCAGATGGCAGTGAGGGCGGTGAGGTCGTTCTTCTGGCTGAGATCGAGCGCCAGCCAGCAGCGCAGGCCCTTCAGTTCGTCCGGATCGACCTTGCCTTGGACGGCGCGCCAGGCGCTTTCCTCGATCCAGTATTCGGCCGAGCCGACGGGAATGCCGAAATAGAGGCGCTTGACCGAAAGCGCCGTGCTGATCAGGACCTGGGCGGTTTGCACGCGGCCCCGGATGTTCTCGATCGGAAAGGTGACGCCCAGAGCGGGCAGCGCCTTCGGCCAGCAGGCCTCGTTGGTGAAGACGTCCTTGCGGTCGGCCTCATCGACGCGGGCGATGAAGGCGAAGGCTTCGTCGTCGCGGTATTGGCCGGTGACGACGGCCTGATAGAATTCGCTGTACTGGGATCCGACGAGCTGATCGACGGCGGGGGTGTTGGTGCCCATCAGCATCAGCGCGTCTCCGGGCATTTTCGCGATGGCTTCCTGCCAGGTCTCGATGGCGGCGTTGGTCTTGAACTCGTGGATCTCGTCGGCCGCGACGAAGGTGGGGCGGGGGCCGGAGACGTTCTGGTTGTTGGCGAGCGACTGGAAGATGCTGTCGCTGTCGAGGTGTTCGATCTTCCAGGCGTTGTCGCCCTCGCCGCGCAGGATGACTTCGCCTCTGGCGACCAGGCTGTCGCCTTCCTCGCCGCCGGGGATGGGGCCGCGACACATGGCGACGGCGTCCTTGAACAGCACGTTCGCCGTGGCCTTGTCCTGGCCGATCGCGAACGCCTTGGCGCGGGGGACGCCGTAGAAGCCCATCATGTAGAGCCCGATCGCCGCCATCAGCGGGGATTTCGCCTGGCCTTTGCCGGTCTCCAGCCAGCCTTTGCGGAAGCGCATGCGGCCCGACGCCAGCCGCCAGCCGAACAGGGAGCCGACGCAGAAGATGTGCCAGAGCAGCAGGTTGAAGGGTCGGCCGACATGCGCGCCCTCGGTGATGGTGAGCACGGAAGGCGGGAAGTTCAGGGCGTGGGCGGCGCGCTCCGGGCTCCAATGCAGGCCGCGGCGGGCGCCGTCGCGGAGATCTCGCAGGTGGCGTTCGGCCGCGTGGCGGACCAGCTCGCCGACGGTGATCTTGCCGGCGACGGCCGCCCTCGCCCAGGCGGTGGTGGGGTCGGCCAGATCGGCCTTGGTGAGTTTCCAGAGGCGCTTGCCCATCAGGCGCGCAGGGGCTTGAGGTAAGCGTCGGCGGCGGAGGCTTTCTTCGGTTGCTTCTTGGCCGGGGCGGTCTGGCCACGCCGGCGGGGGGTGATGCCCAGCTCCATCTCCGCCGTGGTGGCGTCGCTGTCGGCCTGGCGCTGAACGACCTGCCATTGATTTAGCATCGCCGTGCCGTTCTTGGCCTTGGTCACCGCGCCGTGAAGGAACATCTGCGAGGACGCGTAATCGTACTGAACATAGGCCAGGACCAGACGCTGGATTTGATGCGCGTTCTCCGCCGCCAGCGTGCCAGCCGTCCGCAAGGCCGCGACGATCCGCAACCAGTGACGATGCGCCGACTCGCGCAGGGGCTTGTTGTCGATCGTCGACTCGGCCGGATCCGCCATCAAGGCCAGCTGGGCCTTCTTCGGCTTCGCCACGTCAGGGATCAGCAGCGACCAGTTCGGCTCTTCGATGTCCTCGCCGCCGCCTGGGAACGCTGTGAGAGCCGGCGCCAATTTTGACCCCCCCTCCGATTTCTGTTCTGAGTGCGAACGGTGTCCCCTACCGGTTCTGCCCCCAAACGGCCCAGAGATTTGCACCCCCCTACCCACGGCGCCGCCAGGGGTGGTTCGGGTCGAGGGGCCGGCCGTCGGCGTCGAGGCCCTTGACGATGAAGCGTTCGACGCGGGGTCCGCCGCCGCCGCCGGAGGATTTCTCGCGGTGCGCCTGGTTGTCATGAGCAGCGCAGAGCGTGCGGAGGTTCGCCTGGTCGAGAGCCGCGCCGCCCTGGCTGCGCGGGATGATGTGATCGACGCGGGCCTCGCCCTTGCCGGCGACGCTGCGGCGGCAGACCACGCAGCGAAACCCGTCGCGCTTCAGCGCTGCCAGCCTGACAGCGCGCCATTCCTTGCTGAGATAGAAGGGGTCGGTGGTCTTGCTTGCCCGCGTCGGGCGCAGTTTTCCAACGATGGGATTTTTCATGCCCGTTCTGTCCCCGCCTTGTCAAGCGCCATTTTCAGACGGGTGATCTCGTCGTGAATCGTCGCGGCCAATTGCCCGTGCCGGATCCGGTACAGATCCTCCACCGCGCGCAGCGTCGAGCCATGAACCAGCACGAACAGGATCGCGTCGCTCCGCACCTGCCGCGCCGACCAGTCCGCCCTGACCATGCGATACCAGCGGATCAGATGCTCCTCGCGATGCAGGATCACCGAGAGGGTCGCGGCCGCGTTGCTGGTCCCGTCCACCTTCTCGCGCAGCGCCTGAGCCGGGATGTTCGCGCCGGTCACGCCGGCCTCATGCGCCGCCTGCAGCATCTCCACGATCAGCAGCTCGCGCTTGCCCCAGCGAAACCGCTCGACCAGCGTCTTGAGCGCCCGCAGCCTGCGCCTGGCCAGCAGCTCGCGGGTGGCCACCTTCTCCACCCCAACCACCAGCGCCGGAACGCTCTCCTCCGCCAGCGTTCCGACAGCGTTCCGCTCTTTGTTCCGGACTATCATATTGATATCCCTCTATAATCTATCATCGGAACACCGGAACGGTCATAAGCGGATGCAATGCGCGCAGGCGCACGCGCACGCACGCGCATCACGAGGCTTCCGCGCGAAATTCCGTTCCGATCGCAAAAGCCCAATGAAATCAACGCGCCGACCGGAACAAACGCCGGAACGCGCCCGGTACGCTGTTCCGCCCGCCGTTCCGCTCTCCACCCGATCGACATCTCAGAAGCCCTGGAATTCGCCCAAATCCCGCTGATCCGCTTCCTGGGCTGGATCGGGGGGGCCGGGGGGAGCGGCGGGGTCGGCGTCCAGATATGTCGCGGCCCTGGTCGGCAGATGCTCGAGCGGGATCAGCTTGGCCCGGCTCTTCGCCCCGGCGAACTGCACCGGATGCGGCCAGGAATCCACGCCTCTCAGGTTCTTCAGCGCCCGGCCCCAGGCCCCGTCTTTCCAGGGCGTGTCCCTGAAGATCTTGGTCAGCGCGCCATGCGAGTTCGCCACCAAGAGACAAGGCTCGCTCAACAGCAGCCCGCCCGTCTCCACCCGCAGCCCGTAAGACGGCAAGGCCAGCCGCGCGTTAATGGACGTCTCGTCATGCCCCAGCGCGTTGATCACCAGCTGACCCAGCGTCGCCTTGTTCCCGCCGCTCCAGGCTTCCGCCATATAGCTGAACAGATGGTTCAGGCAGCGCTGCGCCTCGCTGTTCTCCGCTTCCTCCAGCTTGATCTGGTTCACCATCGGCTGGAACGCGACGGCGGCCGTCATCGCGGCCTCCACGCTGGTCTCCTCGTCCGACAGCATCACATCCCGCCCGGCCAGCAGCGCGCCAAGCTGGTCGGCCTGGCGGGGCGTTGCGCCCAGAGCCTGAAACGCCGCGCGCCAGGCCGCGAAGTTCGCCAGGTAGCGTCGATAGCCGGCATAGGCGCGGGCGCGCAGCGCCGGCCCCATCGCCTCCGCCCAGTCCATCGCCTTTTGCACGCGCAGCTCCTGCCGCGCCGTCTTCTCCGGGTCGCGCTGGGGAATGCTGAGCAGCTCCAGCTCGGTGATGCGCGATCGGTCCTGCGGGTCCAGCGCCGGCGGGTTGATCGCGGCCATGAACACGCTGGCGATGATCGTGTATTTCCGGGTCTGCCCGTCCGGGCTGCCGCGTTGCACGGTCGCCCCGCCCTTGGCGGCCATATGCCGGATCAGCTCGATCACCGGCTCGAACCGTCCGCCGCTCTCGCTTTCATCCAGCAGAATGCCGCGCGCCTCGCCCGCGCCTTCCTGCCGCACCGAGGCTTCGGAGAAGTTATTCACCGGCGCCCGGCCGATCACGCTGCCCACCAGATTGCACAGCCAGGTCTTGCCGGAGCCATGGATGGCGGAGACCAGCATATGCGGATGCCAGCGATGGGAGACCGCGCCCATCAGAGCCGCGCCGATCCACCCCACCACCAGCTCCGCCGCCTGAGTCCCAAGCGCCCAGGGCCACAGCTCGATCGCGCGCAGCAAGGTATGGCCATCCGCTTCGCTCGCCGGCTGCCGGCGCGGCAGGGGCGTGGCGGGGAAGGCCGGGTAGATCGCGGAGCCGACCTTGATGCCCGATCGCATCGCCTCCGGCCCGGCCTCAGTCCAGCGGATCAGGATATCGCCGCAATGAGAGATCGCCCCGGTGGCGTCCGGCCAGAAACCCGGCCCGCGGATCGAGGCGGAGGGCGAGAACAGCCCCTGCCGCGCGCAGAGCTGCATCAGCGTCTGCGCTGCGTCCTTATGCGCCCAATCGACGACATTCCCGTCCTTGTCCTTCTTCGGGCATTGCTCTTTCAGCCAGGAGGCGTCGCCATTGAACAGCGACAGGATGCCCAGCGGGCTCAACCCGCGCACATCCAGCCGGCGCAGCTCGCCCGAGCGCGACAGGAAGAAGTAATTGCCATCGGCCTGACCGAGAGGAATGGGCGGAATCGCGCCGGAGGCCGGCTCGTCCAGATCCTTCTCGTCCCAGCCCAGCAGGAAGCGTTCGCCGCGCGCGGTCATTTCAGTCCGCCAATCGTCTGGAGCTGCGCAATATCGTTAAAATCCATGCCTTCGGGCGGCTCCATGATCCGGATCACGCGGCCGGGCCGCTCATGCCGCTTCACGGCCGCCATGCGGGCCTGATACCAGGCGGGGCGGCGCACGCTGTCGCCGTCGCAGGCGATCACCAGCTCGCGCACCTGGTCGGGGATCCAGGCCTCCACCATGTTGCCGACGCTGAGCGCGCACCACACCGCCGAAGTATGGCTCTGCTTCAGCGACAGCCCGGTCTCCACCCCCTCGCACAGGATCAGGCGCTGCGCCGCGCCGGTCAGCCGCACGCAGCCGCCCTTCAGGGGGCCAAGGCTGAACTTGTCGGTCGCCTTGCGGACGTCCGGCCGCTGCGGATCCAGCCAATGCCGGTGCACGGCGATGATCGGCGCGCGAGTCTGGCCGTCCTGCAGCATGTCCGGCCCTTGCACCGCCGCCACCAAAGCCGGCAGGAAGCGCTGGGTTTTGCCATGCCACAGCCGCGGGTGATGGCGCAGGGTCGGGGGCAGGGGGCCGATGATCCCGCGCGCCCGGAGGTATTTGTCGGCCTGGGTCACGGCGTCGGGGAATTTCCGGCATTTCCGCCAGATCTCGATCGCGCTGGCCAGCCGCTGCGCCCGATCGGCGGCTTCCTCTTCGGCGGCGGCCTGGGCGCGTTCGGCCGCCTCGCGCTCTTGTTGCTCACGCCAGGCCCGGCGCTCTTCTGGCGAGCGCTGCGCGC